CACCATTAACTTTGATTGCTGACATTGCTGAGGCGAATGCCGGAGACATTGCAATACCTGTTACGTCTCCATCAGCTGTATTAACTGCCTGAATAGCATCATTTAGGTTATCGTCAGCCGTTGCTGATGCATATGTTATAAATGATGTAATCTTATGATCTAAGTCATTACCGTTAACAACTGCTGATGCTGAGGCAGTTCTTGGATTAACTCCGTGGAATGCTGCAAGGTCAAGACCTCGTGCAACTTTCCTAGAAAATCCATCATTAAATGCAGTTAATATATTAATCTGCTCTTCCTCTGTAGCATACATGAACTCATCAGATATACGTGCACCATACTCAAACTTGATAGGTACAATTGTAACCGGTGCTACTGTGATTCCACCGTGAGACTTAGCACCGTTCTCCGCAACGATATCAATCTCTGAATCCATAGAAAATGTGAATTCCTTATTACCGTTAAATGCTACTGGTGTCTGGTTAGCAAGTTTTGCTACAGACGACTTACCTTTTACTTTGTTGAATAAATCTGTTACTAATACGGGATCAAATAATGTCCCTCTGCCCTGTGTTGCCATTATGATTCTCCTTTCAATCCATTAAGTACATTTTTCATTGCTGCTTTACTTGCATCTTTTGAATTGTCACCGGCAGGTTCTGTTGATACTCCCGGAGCTCTTGGCTCACTATCGCCGATGAGCGCTTTTAAAGACTCTGCATCCTTCTTAATTGCTTCCTCATCCTCTCCGGACAATCTTCCTGACAATCCATAAGGCAAGCCCATTTCATGAGCTATCTTTGCTTTAAGCGAACTGGTTTCGTGTGCTTTAACCTTGCCCTTAAGCTCCTCAATCTCCTTATCCTTGTCAGCGATTCCCTTTAGCTTTTCATCATACTTTGCAATAGTCTCTTCATATTCTTTGATTTTGCCCTCGTACTCTGTGACCTTGTTCTTCAGGTCATCATAATCAGCGTACTTCTTGCTTTGAGATTCTCTATCTCTTGTGAGACGCTCCTTAATGATTGTATCAAGCTCTTCCTGTGTGTTAATTGGTGTAAATTCTCCCATGTTCAATTCCTTTCTACCCACTTCAAATCCGCGTGGTGAGCGTAAATTTGTATTAAAAAAGCACCCTTGAGGATGCTCTTTAATAACCAACTCTTTGTTTTTTCTTTTTCTTCTTCGTCGTACTGCAAGCCCAGTAGGCAAGTATAGCACTATCCATCAGGCTGTCATCAGCTCCGGCTAGAAATGTCCTGTAACCAAAACCACCTTTCGTGCCAATCGTTCTTTTCTCGCTATTGGTTACAACATCTGATAAGGACTTTTGTCCCATGTGCCGTATAGTCTGAGCTTCAACTCCCTGGGCAAATAAAGAATTGGCTGATATAACCTCTCCCACCTTAGGAAGTACCGGGATAGGTTTTATACGCTCTTCTCTCATCGCATTTTTGAGAAGCTCTTGACCACTTGCACCATCTATCACAACCTTTTCAACATCTGCCGCCTTTAAGAATTTGAGAAGCCATGTATTACCGCTTCTTATAGGTCTACAATCAATTGCTTCAACAAAAATCTTATCTGACGCTGTTCTTGCTGCTATAGACATTGACACATTAGCACCGTCGATACCATATTTGATTCCGACAAATAGCCTGCTGCTAAGCTTTGGCATCTTCTTAGGGATTAACGCCTTCCACTCTACATCAGATATCTCCGACTTCTGAGAATATGCAAGCCACAATCCCAGACGCTGGATATTAAAATCTACAATGTCTCCGTCAAATTCCGACCTAACAGCTCTTTCAGATATCAATATTCCAAGAGATGGATTTGCTTCATACCATGCCTTTTTATCGTTAGGGTCTCTTTGTTCCTCAACCGACCATTCAGCCCATCCGCCATCTAGCTTCTGTGCCGTCAAGATGTTCTCTCGATACTCTTGAAACTTTGTCCCCGCTGATGTGGCTGTCGGTGGCGTTCCCAGATATATGGTCTGAGGATTCTTACTTGCTGATGTGATATAAGTAAGAGCTGTTGCCTGAGCTTCTGTGTACTCTTGTGCCTCATCGATTACAAGAAGGTCATAGCCACGACCAAGTCCACCACTGTTTGTCCTGGTTCTATATTCGATACGGCCTCCACCCTTAATATAGATATGCTCTTTACCGCTTGCACGATAGAAATGCTCTATTGGTATTCCAGCCATTCTAAGCAAATCGTACATTCTTTCCCAAGATGAATGAACTGTATCTGTCCTATGGGCTGTATGTAGTATGTTCTCTCCTGTCAGAAGTCCCCACATCTCACGAGCATATACACTTTCAGTCTTGCCATTTCGACGCGGTACTGCATATCCGAACTTAAGATGTATCCATTTTCCCTGTTCGTTGACTGCCATGATTGGCTTTAGCAAATCCTGCTGCCACTCAATCAGGTTATTACCAGTAAGGGCATAAAGCTTTGTTGCTTGCGTGCCATATGTCTTATCGTACGGAAGAATCACGGATTTGGTAGGTGTCTGGCGTCCTTTCCTAGCCATAACTACCCTCCTTATCCGTTTATGTTGTTGTCTTGTCAGGTGACCTGCTCCTACTTACCATTGTTTCCTCCACCAAAAAAGCACCGGATATCCGATGCTTTGACTTTTCATATCTGTTCTCTAATTGACATAATCTTTACTTCGACATCTGTTTTGGTTGGGTTTACCGCATCAGAAAGAAAGTTGATAAGCTGCTTCCTCTCATCATCTTCTTTCAGAGCACTTAAAACACTATAAATATAATTTTCGCTATGAAATAAAGCGAAAAGCTTTTGAATCAATTCTTTTTGTATTTCATTACTCATCCAATAACTCCCTCCAGTTGCTTCCAAACATCTCTGAGAGAACTTCGTCAACGACATCTTGGGGTCTGTCTATCATATCTTTTGCATAAATCTTATACTGATTGTGTCCGAGATTTACTGCTCTATAGTAATAATTTCCTATTGGTCTATTTACTACAGCACTTTCTTTTTCTTCCGCAGTAAGATTATTGTCGAATTCTTCGAAAACATATTCCTTTTCTTTTTGCGGCAAATCTAATTCTTTAACAGTATACCATAATTCTTTAGCTCTTGCATATTCATCTGGAGGCATTTTTGCAATCCTTCGACTTGCAAGTTTTTCAATTCTCTCTTGTGCTCTCGCAATTCTCTCCTGGACTGCTGCATCTCTCTCTGCTTTTGAGCTATATATTTTCTTAGAGTGAACATTCTGAATTTTTCCGGCATTAACATACTCTACAATGCAGTCACAATTTGCATGCCGTCTATAGACATCACTTGGCACATTAGGATATGAGTATGTCCCTGCCACTGCCAGACACCAAGCACAGGCTCCAGCTGTAGGCGTTCGAACAATCTTAGGCGAGAGACCACTCTTTCCTTGAAAATCTATGTTCGTTTGAATCGTCTGGTCAACGACTGACTTAGAAAAAGATTTTACAGGCTCATCAAGAATCCACTTAATCTCATCATAAGGTTGCGATGATACACGGTTTACAATTCCATATGCTCTGTCTTCGTCGAAATCAGCTTTTTGTGGGTTTAATCCTATTTTTGCAGATTTATTCGCCGATGCTTGAGCAAGTACTGCTGCTTCAGATACCAAGTTATATTCTTCTTTCAGCATCGGACGCACAACTCTGTCAGCAATATTGTAATACATCATACCATCCGGAAGAACCTCAGCTGTAATATTGTTTCTAAACGACTTAGCGAGAGCTTCTCCAGCAGCTATGGCATGACCGTATGCTTCTTCATAGCTTCTTACACCGTTCTCAATGGTTTTCTTAAGTTCTGCAGTCTCTTTTTCGAAGGCTGCTTTGATTTTTTCCAATAATTCCGGCGCTATATCCTGCATTTACGATTCCTTTCTGAGTCCGGTTAGCTGATAAGCATTAGATTCGTCTACGTAACCTGGCATAGCAGTATTAATTTTTACTATTGCGTCTCCAATCATGCCAAGCTGTGAGGCGTCCGGTTCAAATATTGGAGCCCATGTGGCTTTGGTCATATAGACTTGGCTTCTCTCATATGAGTAATCATCTCTTACGCAAGCCGCAAGATATCCGGCATTCAGAAAACATCTTCCAAAATTCTTCTGAGCCTTTCTTGCCGATACCCTAAGATTCTCGTGCGACGCTTTGATTGTATCTACACTTGTGGGATTGCTTGTGACAAAACCTAAATCATCAAGTGTAAGACCTGTCTCCGCTGCAAAGAGTGAAGCCATCATTTTGAGCTGTTCATAAAAAGGTTGCGGACTCGCTGCATTAAACTGGCCAAGGTTTACATGATTCTCTCCGGAATCATCCAACGTAAACTTAAGCATTGAAGAGGCTGATGCTCTCTCGTTTTCTAATTCCGCATCAGGATCAAGTCCGAGTACATACTTTTGTGGCATTGAATAATATTCGCCGGCAATCTCTGAGCGCTTAATTGTTCTCATCGCTCCCTCAGCAATATCCATACAAGTCCTAGATATTCTTGAATGGCCAAAAGGTCGCTTAGCGTCCGGTCTATATATAACCGGCACTAAGAGTGCATAAGGTGCAGGGTTTTTTACGGTAAGCACCTTACTCCACTTTTGATTTTTGATAGCATAATATCTCGTCTTCTCCCTGGTAAAGTATGCGGCCTGTGTTACCTTGCCGTCCTGATCTACTTCTATTTCTGCGTATCCCTCTATGAGCATACCTGTTGTATCGTCGATAATCCCTGTGGCACGACTTCCGTCTATTACCTGAAGCTTGGGAATATCGTTTCTGCGTGGTGTAATCACTATAAAGCTACACGAAGATATAAGCGCCGAAAGAATCGCTGAATCATATAGCGTATCAGGATTGTTCATGTCGTAAATATTACTAAAATCAAAGTCATCATTTTCCCATGAATAAAAACTGATTCTATCTGCCAGAGAATCAACTGCTTTGGTACACCAGCCGTTCACGATATGAAAGTTTTTCAATTTCTGAGGCGTAAGTATACCAAAATCCTTAGCTTTCTTTTTTTGTTCGTAAAATCTGTATCTTAGTTGAACCCTGCTCTTTTTGATGTTAAGCTTATTCTTCAGATACTGCATTCCCTTGTAATTCATTCTTAATCCTTTATCTTCTCTAAGATATCCTTAATTCCACTCTCTTTGTCGTCCACTGCCTCAGGAGCAAATATCTTGTAATACTCCTTTGGCGATAGAAGAAGCCGGTCTTCCATAGCTGTTAGGTCTTTTCTTAGATCTAACACTACCCTCACAACCGGATTCATTTTTTCCGTTCCCGCTGCGCTACTGACCGTAATGTCCTCTATATTTTTTACGTTTTTTGACATTTTTTTATATTTTTCAGCAATTTCCGCATACCTCGCAATCAAATCATCGAATTCTGGCTTATAAGTGCCTAGATTCTGCATTTTTTCGGTTGTCTCTCTGATAACGGATGCCTTTGACATAATAATAAGTTCCTTCTCTCCGAAAAAAAATTACCGCGCGCGAGGTGCGTTTTTTTGTACAGTGCAGGTGGCTGAAGGTCACGCCGCCGGGGCTAGGGGTCACCCACCCCCATCTACAAAGCGATACTTCGTCCAGTCAATTGACAGTGGCAAGTCACGATTATTAAACACTTTCTTTGTCATGTCAGGTTTGTCCTGAATTATTTTATCGCTTTTTTGTCTATTGCAACAAAGATGAGACAATTGTAAGTTCCTAATGTTCGACGGATCTCCACCTTTGTCTACAGGGATTATGTGATCTATTGCTGGACTCATAGGATTGGGAAACTTAAGCGATTTGTCAACTGGCTTTCCACAGATTGCACATATCGTTTGCGACAACAAAATCTTTTTCTTGTTCTTCTCAAACTCTGCTCGCCTTGGTCCTTCTCTGTCTGGTCTGTAGCTCTTATGATGATTCACAATCCCTATGTTCTCCCTGCTTCATACTGCTGCCAGCCCTCGTCGTTATTCTTTAGGGCGGGCTTACTTTCTTCCCCGGAGGTGTTATTTGTAAAGTCTTGTATATCTTCTACCTGCAAGACACCCCCGGGGGTTCTTTTTGCAACAAAAAAGGACGGCGAACCGTCCTCAAAAGTATGAATGAATAACAAAGAGACATGCCCTTTAGACACATCTCCTTAATAGCATAATACACTCTTGGTATGTCACAGTCAAGAGTTTTCTGACAATTTGTTCATCAAACAATCTATCGCACGAGATTTCATAGTTGTAATGTTGCTGGTTGTCTTGTCTAGAGTTTCTCCTATATCCCTGCAAGACATACAATTCACATAGTAGAGTATCAGAATCTTTCTGTATAACGGATTATTAAGCATGCCAATAACATCAAAGGCTTTCTCTTTAGCCAATGATGATTCATACTTTAAGCGGTTAAGCTCTAGCTCTTTGTCAACTATAGCGATAACCTTATTTCCCATGAGATCACCCACCGGAGA